AATGCTGTCGTAAACCTTTAAAAACACATCGTCTTTGTATACCTCGATAGCCTTACTAACCTTACCGCCATGATCTGGACGTTTTTTTCCATACCAAAAGTTACCTGCGCCCATTAGTGTGGCGCTAATTTGTTGTCGTTGTTCTTGGGAAATAATCCGCCCTTTTAATTTTTTTGATCGTTTGGCGCGAGTTTCTGCCGAAACAAATCTACCAATGCCAGCAGCACCTATTTTAGCTTTTGCTTCTGCGGTATGCCTATAGCCATAAGTTGGACTAAGCGGTCCGCACAATCCCAGCATTGGTGAGATTGCAGCCATACCTAAGTTGTAGCAATACAGTTTGCCAACATGACCATTAAGCCATCGGTCTTCCGCTTCATATAGGTTAGTTTTGTTTTCTACTAGCTCAACAACGGTAAATTCAAAATTAGATTCACCGTAAAGATTCCACGCGTTTTGCAAATGTTTGTTGTCGTGTTTGTTATGGCGCAATTCTGAAAAATGACGAGCCTTCCTACGTTTTAAATTAACCGTGCTGCCTATGTAAAAATTATCGTTGTGTTTGTTGATAATTTTGTATATTCCTTGATTCATGATTACCTCCGGTGGTCTAATGTGTTTAAAGTATAACACAATCAAACAATAAAGAGGGGCCGAAGCCCCTCTAAACTTGCGGAGTGTTACATCCCTGTGCTATTAAGCGCCGGGCGAACCAAATACCCCTAGGGGATCGCTGACCCCAAAAGAATATCTCTCGCGAGCTTTATAGCGTGAGTTGCCTGTATCGAAGTCTGAATCCATTCCTGTCTGCATTGGAGTGCGGACGAAATGTTTCAGACCGTTAGGCACGTCAGTCAACAGGAACCAAGCATTGGTGTCGGTCAGGTAGTTATTGATTGTGTAACCACCGGGGATCGAACCGTTGTTCTCGATTGCGTTGATGTCGTTATCAGCCGTACCAACACGCAGTTTAGTTTCGAGCAAACGAGTTGCAACGAACTGTAGTGCGGCTGGGATGACCAACTTGGTTGGCTTAGCGGCGATCAGCAGGCCACGTTCATCAGTCCAAGCTGCGATCTGAATAACGGCGGCTTCCAAGGAAGTCTCGTTCAGGTCAGCAGGAACTGATGGGCGGTTACTGTTTACACCACCAGAAACCAATGGGTGTGAAGTCGAGCAAAGCGTTACGCCGTCACCGTAGGTATAACCCGCAGTAAATGCGTTGTTAAGGATGTTTGCAGCCTTAACTTGCTTTGTGTACGCCATACCGCGAGCCAGTGCCTTCGTGTAACGCGAGGACAATGAATCGTACAGGTTATCTTCAATCGCTTCTTCAGTGATCGAAAAGCCCATAGCGATGGTTTCGTGGTTGTAACGTGCAGTCCAAGCTTCCTGTGCGTTGTCATACGCCATTGCAGCGCCTTCATTCTTGACAGGAGCGGCATTAAAGCCTGACAGCTTGGTCTCTTCTTCAAACGAACGCTCAGAGGTCTCTGTTTCGTAGATCTCTTTGTGCTGTTCGCCGTACTTTTTGTACTCAAGACCGAACAAGGCATTTAAGCCCGGAAGGAGTTCTTTAAGTAGTTGTGCGCGTGAAATAGCCATGATTTAGCTCCTTATACGCCGGTTGCGTTGTTGTACTGATGCATTCCAAAATTGATCTTAACGATCACTTCTGGGAAATTATCAGCAGCGGTTGCCGTGTCTCGTACCACATCAATAATGCGAATAGGTAGAGTGTTGGTTGTGGCAGTTGCGGCTGTTACAGCTACTTGCGAATTGCCAGTAGTAGTAGAGCCAGCATTCTGAACTAGCGTTGTGTTGTTACCGATAGCGGAGATTCCTACGCCGGTAATAACGGTTGTGCCAGAAACAACGGCAACTTGAAACAATGTATCTGGATCATCTGCAACGACAGCAAAAATTTGTGTGCCAGACTTAATAGCAGTGCTAGCAGGATAAAATTGCTGTTGCTGAACTTGACCAGTTGATGCGTTAGTGAAGCTCACGCCCAAAAACACGCCGCAAGGAGTAGCAGTAGTCGTACCTGTGTCCTTTTCGATTGTGCCGTCAGAGACGCGCTTAACTAAGTCACCGTAGAAAATGCTTGTAGCATAGCCACTAGCAATTTCCATTAGGCGAGTTGCTCCGGAGAACACTTGCCCGCCGATCAAATTGATCGGTTTTAGCCCGTAAGGGGCGCTTACAGTAGGATAAGGCATTTAAGACTCCTTTGATTGATTACCGGATCCGAAAGTAACCCTTGATTTACGCTCACTAAATAGCGGCATAACAGGATTATTTTCTTTCATAAAGTTGTTGTCTACAGAACGCATTTGGTTATCACTCTTTTGATTGATGTGATCCTCACGCGCCTTGACACGTTCTGTTGGTTGTTTACATAACATTAGGCCACCAATTACGATGTTATCCTTAAACTGACCGTTTTCGACAATCAGAATTTGGATTTCGGGGTGGTCTGCTGCTAGGCAAGGCTCCCAGCCAGAGCGAATTTGTGAAGAAAAGTTCGTGGCATCAGCTTCGCCGCGTGTAGAAATACGTACCCAATGAAAGCGCCATCCTGCCTGCGGTTTAGGGCTTGGCAAGGTTTCGGGATCCACCCATGCTTGAGGGCGGTATTCAGTTTCACGAGTTTGTAGATCTTGAGGTGTACGATTTTGAGCCATGATTATTTCCTTTGTCCTAAAGCAACCTGTTTGGCGTATTCTTCAAGTGGAACTCCAAGCCGTTTGGCAAGAGCCACAGAAGATGGGGTCAGCACAATCTTTTTTGGCGCGGTGCTGCGCGTTGCGGGAGCGACTACATTCGATTTTTGTTTTGGTTTTTCAACCTCAACTTCCTCGGCGTCGTCAAACTCGTCGGGAAAAACTTGTCGCATGCGAGAATTGATTTTCTCGTAGTATTCATCTGAGCGAGGGTCTAAACCCTGTTTTACTAATTTCTGGTGCAACCCCAAAGCAAAACTTGTCATCTCGTCATCTGAACCAAACCATGAATTCTGTTTCTGCCAATTCACGGCTTTTTCATCAACTTGAGGCTGATTTGGGGTGGTTTGTTGATGTTGTACTGCAACTTCTGGAGTTTGTACAGGGGGTAACTTAAAATTATTTACCCTGTCTGCTTTGATTTTTGCTGCGGTTAATTCATCTTGCGCTGCAACAACTGCATCGGAATCGCCAGATTCATAAGCTATTTTGTACTTAGCTTTGGCTTGTTCTACCTCTGTAGCCGTAGATCGTTTGGCTTGTTCAAGAAGAGCTTCTTGGTTTTTGCCAACAGTGCCCTTAAGATTTTTATTCTCTTCTAGGATCTGCTGAGCATACCGAATTGCCTCTTCGCGCTCACGGAAAGCTGTCTCTTTTGCGCGACGCTCATCATGATACCCCTTAGTTAAGTGACTCATGCGTTTACGCACTTTCTCCGAGTATCCCTCTAACTCTTCGTCGGTTGGGTCTTCTGGAGGATCCGAGGGTTTGCGACCACGATCTTGTGGAGGTGTGTCATCCACAATTTCAATCTCTACCTCCGGCTTCTTGTCTTCTGGGACTTCAACCTCAACCTCTTTTTCAGAGGCACGGCCTTCTACTTCTACTTTAAAGTCTTGTTTATCTAGGTCTTCAAACCCAAACTCGACTGGTTCCATAGCCATAATTTATCCTTTAGATAGCTCGTGTAACGCCACGGGGGTCGGCAACGACTGCTTCGATAGAGTCGTCGTTTATCAAGCGTAATTCCTGACCATTAACATGGAGCCGTGTGCCAGTGTGGGGGCGGATTACTACATAGTCCCCAATCTCGCACCAAGGTCCATTTGGGAACCTGCCTTTATCGCTATAGGCTTCTGCACCCATATCCAAGACAATTCCAACAGTGGTCATGATTCGCTCTTCGTTCAACGTGCGGTCTGCTTTAAGAATTCCAGATTCAAACTCTTTTTCGACCTTTGGTAATGCGATAAGCAAACGGTATCCAACAGGCTTAGGTAGTTGTTGTTCCATTTCTGCTTCGGTTACTTCGACTTGTTCAGTCATCTTCATCTTCCATATAGTTACGAGCAAGGTCATGAATTTCACGCTGCGCTAGACTTAGACCTGTAATCAGTCCGCACATATTCCGGTAATGGGTGTAGTCTTTACAACCCCCATCAGCCATGAACTCGGTAGCAGAGCTTTTATGCTCGTTTAACTTCTTAATTAGCACGTCAAAGACGGTATTTGCCATGTTTATTCGCCCTTAGATTTACTAGAATTCATATAAGATTTTAAAAAGTCCATCTTGTTTCTATCTACTGATTGCTTGCTTTGAGTCGAAAGGCGGTTTGCCTCGTTCTCAGCCGATACATTTAACTTCTGTTGTTCTAGCTCTAACTTGGCTGCGGCAATTGCGATGTCAGCCTTGTCTTTTGTTGCCTTGCGTTGGACATCAGATTGCTTGATCTGAACCTCTGCTTGCTGAAGCTGGAACATTGGGTCTGCCTGCTGTTGCTGAGCCTGCTGTTGCGCGGCTTCCTGTTGATGGATCTGCGTAAGCTGTTTGCCAGCGTCTGCAACCAATCTTGCCAGTTGAACTTCGATCTCTTCTGGCAATTCCTCATTAGGTGCTGGCAACGTAACACCGAGGCGCTCTTCAATCTGCTTGCGATACTTAAACGCCAAGTGTTCTGCGATGTGCGCTTGTAGAGATGCCATCATTTGCTGTGCCATTGGGTTCTGACCAATAGTTTGAGCAATCATTGGATCCTGCATGAACGTAGTATGCGCCGTAATATGTGCATCTTGGTCTTGGTAAATGAATGCCTTGACCGGCTTGCCGATAAGAACTGCCATGTTTTCCGATACCGGATCTTTTGGCTTCTCGTCTTCGGACGTAGGAACAAGCTTATCTGCGTTCTTAATGCCTAACACTTCAATCATCTGACGATGCAATTGCGGCAAGTCATAAATCTGCGGTGCTTGTTGCGCCATTTGAAGCACGGCTTGGTACTGAACAACTCGCTGCGCCATTGTGCTGCTGTTAGGATCACTAACAGGGATGACTTCAACTAGCGCATAGTCTGACTTCTTAGCGCGAGGCTCGCCCTGATCTGGCTCATACTCATACTCTTCTGGCGCGTAGTCTGCCATGATTGCTTTGAGCAACTTAAACTCTTGCTTCATTGCATAATGAACACGAGACTGCACTGCTGCCATAGGTTTGAGGGTGCGCTCAAGTAAGGCAAGAGTAGTTCCAACAGGAGCATTGGCGCTCATGTCAGAGATGTTCATATCACTAATTGCGCCTAGACGACGGCCTTCATCGGTAATCCGTTGTAACAAGGTTAGAAGCGTTTGGCTTGGCTCCTTGTACGGCATCATTAGGATGTTGTCTTTAATGCTTCCGCTAGGTACATCTACATCACGGAATTCGCCGGGAGCGATAGGCGTGTCATCACCTTTTACCCGCAGACCGCGAGACTTAAGACCACCGGGAAGATTAGCAAGAGTGCCAGCATCAACAAGCTGACGAATAATAGAAGTACCTGCACGGGCGTACCCTCCAATAATATGGATCAGTCCCATTCCGTAGAAACCAAAGCCCGGCACATAGACATAATGTACAAAGTGTTGACGCTTAAGTTTTAACTCATCATCTGGGTTCCAGTTACGACGAATTGCAAGGACTGTAGAAGTGCTGCGTTCAATCGTAATAACATAAGGTTTAGCGAGGTCATCTTCATCGTCTATTCCGGGAATGTTGTAGTCGATGTGTATCTCACACAACGAGTAGCGTTCATCATCGCTTAATGTGTAACCACCCTCTTCAGCCTTACGCTTCTCGATATCGGTGTGAAACGTCTCTGGCTCACCCAAATCTACATCGCAGTAAAACCCATTAGCTTGAAGTTTCTTGACTTCGTTCTTAGTTTTGCGCATGATGTGTGTCACGCGCTCGGCACTTTCAATGTGGGACGCGCCATAAGGCACAATCACGTCCTCTGCCGGGATGTATATCGAGACTTGACGATTTAAGCTTGGGTCAAAATACACTTTTTTAAACGCAGAACCTGCCAACCCTAATGAGTACAGCGCACGCTCATGCTCAGGGCGATATTCCACCATTACATCAGTTAGCTCATAGTTCATGTCAGCTTCAACACGCTTGGCTGCATCTTCTTTTTCGCGAGTGATTTTGCCGATAATCTGTGTTCTTACCGGACCCGCCGCAGGGAAGGTCTCTGACATTGCTTCTGCTTGGAACCGAATAGCCGCTTCTGCAAGCACTGTCGAATACACACCACACGCGTCTTGCCAAGGCTCTGTGCGCTCTTCGTACTTAAATCCAAGAACGTCTAAGCCTTTAACATAAGTATCAGCCCAGTCTTTACGGCTATTTACATCGGCATCTACTAGCTCAAGTAAATCAGAAGCAATAGACTGTAGCTCTCCATCACCCATGTTTTCGGCTAAGTTTGAGGAAAACTCATCATCTTCCTCTATTTCATCAGGAATAAGTGTAATTTCTACACTACCGTCCGATAGCGTCACCATGTCTGGATTAACAATCTCAATCTCAAGCGCTTCTTCTTCTTGATCATCTAACCCAAGAGGTGCGGCGTATAAACCTTTTTCCATGATATTCCTTAGTAGTAAGCGCCTTTGCGCCTAAATGATCTTGGTTCATCTATCTCATCCGTTTGTAAGCGAATGAATCCGCCTTTGCGGAAACGAAGTAAAGCTTGACTTGTACTATCTACAAAGTCATCGTGGTCCGAATTTGGAAATGCTGCTAATTCTTCTATCACTTCTTCTGCCCATCTCTTTGGTGGAGACCAAACCTTGCCGGACGCAAATAAGTCGGATATAGCGTTAACGCGCACAATCTTATCATTACCCCTAGTCGGCGTAAACTCCTGAACCGGTATTCCCATCGCCCGCAACTCATAAATCAGTGGCGCACCAGAGGCTTTAGCTTCCACAATAAACGAATCTGGCTCCCATTCTTTGTAGTATTTCATGGCAATCTCCTTTAACTCCGGAAACTCCATCCTCTTTTTAAAGGCGTCTAACAAAATAATATTGGGAGCTTATTGAATTCCCGGCAATCTTACCTT